AATTAGGTAAACTTGAATTAAGCGATTCAAATACTATTAATGAATTGACTACATTTGAAGTAAAGGGGTCTTCATATGAAGCATCACAGGGTAATCACGATGACTTGGTTATGAACTTGGTCATGTTTGGATGGTTTGTTTCATCTGAAGCCTTTGGTAATCTATCTCAAAAAGATTTAAAAGAACTATTATATTCTAAAACAATGAAAGAAGTTGAAGATGATTTGCCTCCAGTAGGACATTTAACAGAACAAAGAGCATCGTCTGACACATGGGCAGACAAACAGGCTCAGGCAATAAGAGACTGGAACAATCTCTAAATGGCGCTATTTATAAATAGAGTTATTGAAGAATCATCTTATTATGCTTAACCTTATAATTAAACAACTGACAAAAGGAAAACAATTATGGCATTCCAAGTATCTGCAGGGGTCGAAGTAAAAGAAATCGACCTAACAAATGTAGTACCGGCTGTCTCCACCTCTATTGGTGGTTATGCTGGTCACTTCAGATGGGGACCCATTAACGAAATCACATTGATTGGTTCTGAAACTGATTTGGCAAATGAATTCGGTAAACCTGATACGTCGTCTTTATACGGACGTTCGTTTTTTACCGCATCATCGTTTCTCAAATACGGATCTGCTCTTAAAGCAGTCAGAGCTTCAGCAAGTGGTGCACTTAATGCAGCTTCATCATCACCCGGCGGACGAATCGTTGACATACTATTATCTAGCTCGCCAACAGGCGCGGCTGCTCATAGTGCTACCAACTTCGCTGCCCTTATTGGAACAATCGACTCGCCAGCAGTTCTAGGAGGTAACAACTTTTCAGTTGTTTCTAATTCTGGTTCAGGTGCGGTCCTTCAACCAAAATATCAACTCTCTAGTGTAGCTATTGCTTCTGCTGGGTCTGGCTATGAAGCCGACGACTCTGGTGAAGTAACAGTCGATCTTGGGGAAAATCAAATTGCTGTTCTTGATGTAACCGCCGCTTCAAATGGCGTACCATCATCTGTAGCAATTGATACAAACGTAACATTGAACTCACCTACTTCTTTCACGAGTGTAGCAACGAGTTCAACAGCTAATGCAGCTAAAGGTTCTATCGGTTCAACCGGTACTGGTCTTCAGCTTAATCTTACATATAAATTAACATCACTCAGTGTTGTTGGTGGAGGTAGTGGATATGCAACAACTTCAATGCTTGCTACTAACTTCAGCCCCGGCGATGACGTCTCTGTTAATACAGGTGACTCACCTAAATTGTTAATATTTAAAGATGGTAACGAAATTTATCCATCATTTAAATTATCTAACGCAGGTGCTTTACCCACAACTGATTCACCAGGTAGAAATTATATTCTTCCTATCTTAACAGCAGCCCAAGCTAATACAGCAACTCTTATCACGAATGACGACAACTTTGATAGCCTGAAATCAGGTCTTGGAAATGGTGTTGTATATTCAAGATATGCAGGAGCGATTGGTAATGGTACTAATGTATATGTAGTCGATAATAGTAATGCTAACTCACTTGCTCTTGCCAGTGGAACGTTGGTAAACTCTTCATTCGATGCCTCACCTAGTGCATCTGAATATCATATTCTTGTAACATCAACAGAAGACGATGTAACCGGAAATGGTTTAGTAGAAACAGAAGTTGAAAAATGGCCATTCCTTGGTACAGCTGCTGGTTCTAAGAAAGAAGATGGAACCAATAACTTCTTCCAAGACGTAATCAATCGTGGTTCAGAATGGGCTTATATTCCTGGTACATTAGCTGCCGGTAAATATGATCTCGGTAATGGAGCCGATGGTACACGTAGTGTAGGTGGTATTACAACAGGTCTAGACTTATTAGCTGACTCAGAAACAGTAGATGTAAATCTACTCTTTACAGAAAGTGATGCTGATGGAGATAATACTCTTGGTAACAAGGTAGCCACCATCGCCACAACTCGTAAAGATTGTGTAGCATTCGTAGGAGTTCCTGTTGAGGATACTGCAAATGAAAATGATCCATTGACAAAGGTAAAAGAATATAAGGCGTCGCTATCGGCACCAGATTCTTACGGAGTTATTGGCTCAGGAGCTGCATATGTTTATGATAAATTCAACGACAGATTCCTATACATCGGTACACAAGGTCACTTAGCTGGTCTTTGTGCTAATACTGATCAGGTTGCTGAAGCATGGTTCTCACCAGGTGGATTCAATCGTGGACAACTTCGTGGAGTTACTAAACTTGCGTTTAACCCAAGTAAAATACAGAGAGATGAATTATACAAAGCGGGTATTAACCCGATAGTCTCTTTCCCAGGTCAAGGTACAGTATTGTTCGGAGATAAAACTCTTCAAGCAAAACCTTCAGCCTTCGACCGAATTAACGTTCGTCGTTTGTTCATCACCCTAGAAAAGGCAATTGCAACAGCTGCTAAATTCCAACTATTCGAATTGAACGATGAGTTCACTCGTGCGGCATTTAGAAATCTTGTTGAGCCATTCTTGAGAGATGTTCAAGGTCGTCGAGGTATCACAGACTTCTTAGTAGTATGTGATGAAACTAATAACACAGGACAAGTTATTGACAGTAATAGATTCGTAGCTGACATATTCATTAAGCCAGCCCGCTCTATTAACTTTATGACACTTAACTTCATCGCCACAAGAACTGGTGTTGAATTTAGTGAAATAGTCGGTAGCAACTAATAAATAGAATAGGAGAATAATAATATGGCAACATTTAGAGTAGACGACTTCAAGTCAAAACTTACAGGTGGTGGCGCTAGACCTAATCTGTTTAGAGCAACTATTAACTTCCCCGGTTATGCTGGGGGCGATGTAGAGCTCACCTCATTCATGTGTAAAGCTGCACAACTGCCTTCATCGGTAATCGCACAAATTGATATACCCTTTCGTGGTCGTCAATTAAAGATTGCAGGTGATAGAACATTCGAAAACTGGAACATTACAGTTATGAATGAATCTTCATTGGCAGTCCGCAACTCTTTCGAGAGGTGGATGAATGGTATCAATGAACATCAATCTGGTACAGGGTTAATTGACCCTAACGACTATCAGGCTGATATGATTATTGAGCAATTAGGTCGCGACGAATCAGTTCTAAAGACTTGCACAATCAGAGGAGCCTTCCCGGTTAATCTTGGTGCAATCGAATTGAACTACGAAACTGTTGATACTATTTCTGACTTTACGGTTGAAATGGCATATCAATATTGGGAATCGACAAACGTTACAACGTAACATTTAAAGGATACTGGAGTGCGGGTGAAAATCCCGCCTCCTTTTTCTTTTATAAATAATACTAAACAAAGAATACATTATGGAATTATTTGGTTATAACATATCTAAAAAGGTCGGCGATTCAAGTAAGGGAAAAGATAAGATAATTTCTCCAATACCTGATAAAACCGATGCAGGTACTTTAACAGTATCACAAAACGCTACAGGCGCGTACTTCGGTCAATATGTTGACATGGAAGGTACTAACACCGATAATGAACATGACCTTATTGTTAAGTATCGTGAAGCATCAAGGCAACCCGAGTGTGACTCGGCAGTCTCTGATATTGTAGATGCAGCAATTGCATCAGCAGATAAATCTGCCCCAGTTGAGTTACAGATGGAAGAACTTGATATGGGTGAAAATATCAAAAAGGAAATTCAAGAAGAGTTCAATAGGATTCTTGAGTTATATAAATTTAATCAGCGTTCAGCTGACATGTTCCGTGACTGGTATGTTGACGGAAGATTATACTTTAATGTCATTATTGACGAAGGTAATCCAAAGAAGGGTATTTTAGAATTAAGACCAGTAGACCCGCTCTCTTTGCAAAAGATAAAAGAAGTAAAGAAGTTTACTGATCCAAAAACAAAGGTAGAAATAGAACAGACTGTAAACGAATACTATGTGTATTCAGAAAAGTTTGGACAAAAGCAAGCATCTGTTTCTAAGATTGGTGGTATTAAGATTGCAAAAGATGCAATTATATATTCTAATTCTGGCGTCACCGATCCGTCTCGTAAAAGAGTGGTATCACATCTGCATAAGGCTATTAAGTTAGTCAACCAATTGCGAATGATGGAAGACTCACTTGTCGTCTATCGTGTATCCAGAGCTCCTGAGCGAAGAATTTTTTATGTTGATGTAGGTAATCTACCAAAGCATAAGGCAGAAGAATATGTACAGAATGTTGTATCTAAGTATAGAAACAAATTAGTATATGATGCTACTACAGGAGACATTACTGATGATAGACGTCATATGTCTATGTTAGAAGATTTTTATCTGCCACGACGTGAAGGTGGTAGAGGTACCGAGATTGATACATTGGCTGGTGGAGAAAACCTTGGTCAAATCGATGATGTTGTATTCTTCCAAAAGAAACTATATCGTTCTCTTAATGTTCCTTTAGGAAGATTAGAAGAAGATGCAGCATATGCATTCGGTAGAGCTACTGAAGTATCTCGTGATGAA